CTAAATCTAAAAAAGGTTTATGCGTATGATATTCATTATAAGCCTCATCTCTAAATTTCAAGATCTCTCCGGCAGTACATTTATCAGTAGGTGAAGGTAATGTATTATAACCAAAGAAAGAATAATCTTCGTATGATTTAGGTAACTCATATCCTTTATCGAGAGCATCTTTATATAACTGACTACCAGGTAACGGCATCGCCGCGTAAGCATTCCACCCCATTGTACATAGTCTTTTGCTCAAGTCTAGCGTTTTACGCATCGATGATTGAGTGTCACCTGGTAGTCCGAAAATATAATTACCCATTACATTTATATCTGCATCATGTATTTGCTTAACAACTTTTTCAATATCCACTTCTTCAAACTTACCCTTAGCAACTTCTAATCTTACTTCTTTCTCTCCACTTTCAATACCTAAAGCGAGCCATTTAATACCAGCTGCTCTAACTGTTTTGAGTAATTCTGGTCTTCGTACTGTATCAATTCTCGAATAAGCCCACATAGTTAACTTATCCACATACGGCTTTTTACTTAAAGCTGTGCATAAAGGTTCGTAATACTTTTTGTTAAATAAAAACAATTCATCAGTAATCTTTATAGTATAAACTCCTAGCTCAGCTAACTTATCAAATTCATTAATTATGAACTCCGGAGACCAATGTCTCATTAAACTATAATTACCAGCTACACCAATCTCTTCTTCATCGTTACGATTAAGAATATTAATCATGCAAAAGTTACAACCGAATTGACAACCTAAAGATGTTTGAATAGCTGCGTAGGGCGATCTTTTAGTCTCGTCATACTCAGCATGCCACATTGGAGCACGATAAAGATCTAATGGTCTTTCTTTATATGGTAACAAATCCCAAGCATACCCTGGTAAATCAGTGTCCATTTTGTCTCGTGGTACTACTTTTTCGGAAGTATTAAAGGTTGGTACTCCATTTTTTCTCCAAGCTATGCCCTTTACACCTTCTAAATCATTAACATCAATTTTATCTAGTGAAAGTATATTTCTTAATGCATAAACACCTTCATTTGTAAAGCAAAAATCAATTGACGGCTCGTCTTTTAAAGCTCTTATAGGTAGCGCTTGCACATGCGACCCTACGTATGCAATAGGAGTTTTTATATTATTTGCCTTGAGGTGGTTAGATACATATACTGAACCTGACATATTTACTGTACCAGCGTTTACATTTTGACCATAAACAACAAAACATATAAGTCTCGGATTTAATTTTTTTACTCTTTGAAGCACGTCTTCTGCATCTAGCTGCTCGGCATTTACATCGCATATACCTACTTCAAACCCAACTGATCTACACGATTGCGCTAAAAGCAAAGCCCACGTTGGTGGTTCAATAGCTGCATAGGTAGTAGCAAGATCTTGATAGATACCTTTGCTATTACCTGGTGTTATAAATAAAACGTCCATTATAAATTAGTAAAATCTTTATTTTTGTATGTAGTAATAAATTGATAACCTTTAATCAATTCCTCAATACCATCTTCTAACGAAAATTTAGGCAACCATCCCAATTTTTCTAGCTTTTCATTAGATACTACGTAGTTTCTCTTATCAAAATCTTCTGTAAATTCCTCTTCAATTACTACTAGTTCAGGAATATATTTTTTAATCGATTGAGCTAGCTCTAACTTACTTAGATTAGCAGTAGATAGACCGACATTAAAAGGTTCACCTACACATCTATCATAATTTTCTATAACAAATAAAAAGGTATTTGCTATATCTCTTACATGAATATAATTTCTTTTAAAGGAAGATTGAAATAACACTAATAGTTTATCAGTAACTGCTCTATAGACAAAATCGTTTACAAGTAGATCTAACCTCATACGTGGTGATAAACCAAATACAGTTGCTAATCTTAAAGCTACACCTGATCTTTTACTTTCTAAAACTGCTTTTTCTGCATGACATTTAGTTTTAGCATAATGAGATAAAGGTTTAAACGGACTATCTTCCGTAATAATACTTTCTGATGAACCATATTGTGAGTTTGTATTAGGTATAATTAATTGTTGATTCTTTGAAGTTTTATTTACTATTTCAATAATTTGTTCAAGATTTATTTCAGTAGCTAATTCTGGATTAGTATCACAAGCTGGCATTCCTACTATAGCAGCAAGAGGAATTATAACATCAAAGTCTTTTAGATTTACAAGTCTTAAAATATTTCTTACATCACCCTTTATGAAGGTAAAGTCTTTATTATAACAATATGAAGTAAGACTTTGTTGTTTATATGTTAAATTATCGATTACTGTTACTTTATATTTTTTTTCTAGTAAGCGACCAACGAGTACACTTCCTAAATAACCGGCTCCTCCTGTAATTAGAACTTTCATAAATTAATTATCTCTATTAGATATTATAGCTTTAGTTAGATCAAATGGCCAATCAAAATTATAATCTTTATCATGCCATTTAACAGTATATTGACTGTCAATACCATTATAATGCTCAGTCATTTTGTAACTAAATAAACATTCCTCACTTATACAATAATGACCGTTTACACAATCTGGTGGTACTAGTACTTGATTTCTTGTTTCACTATCCAGATAGAATTCAGCCCATTTTTTAGTCAATGGTTGCGCTACTACTAGATATATTTTACCATAAAGGCAGCTTATAAGTTTCCAAGTTTTATTATCACCATGAAGACCTCTGAACACATTTTGTTTAGATTTTGAAAATGTATCTAATACAAATTTTTTATCTTTAAATTTGTTCGAAAGAGAATTAGAGCTTTTAACAATATCTAAAAATTTATCTGTATCATAACCCTCAAAATTTTCACCACGATTATCTTTATATAAGTCTGGCTCAATAACTACTAAATTTTTAATATCTGGTATAAATTTAAAATTCATTAAAATTTAATTTTGCCTCTAATTATATCGAAAAGCATTAACCAATCACATATTTTTGCTTTAATTGGGTGCTTAAATGCTGCTGGTTTATTCTTTTCAAAAAAGAAATGTCCGGACCAAGCAAAAGGATAAACAATAAATGGTAATAACAACAATAAGGGCATAAAAAAGAAACTTATCGTTAGTAAATGTATAACAGATACCAAATATACTATTGTCATAAATTGACCTAATACATGTAATCTCCTACAAGTTTTATTTTGATGTAGAGATAGATAATGTTTATAGTAATCTTTGATCTTCATTTTAAAAAATATCCCAGTTTTGTAAATCAGATTTAAGTTCTGCAGCTAAACAATCGGTTTTTAAATCAACTCTTTCACCGAGCTCGTTTGAAATTACATTTTTAGCTGTGTTTCTTACTCCATTAATTGAATGCGTAAGCTTAAGTAACTGCGCTTCTTTATCATCTGCACTGCTTCTTACTTTACTTTCATTCTCCCATATGTATCTATTTGAAAGCATAACAATACTAACAGCTCTAATGAGTTCTGCTGATAAGTCAATATCCTTTTCCTTTATAATAGCATTAATATCATGCTTTATATCGTCTATTTCTTTATCATATGCTTGTTTATTCTCCGGAATAAATATCGATTTTAATTGACAGATTGTCATTCTATCAATTAACTCTGCAAACGTTGGTAAGTATTTTCTATTTGCCATTTTTAATAATTTTTAATTTTTCTATTACTGTATCAATATCAGTATCAGGTACAGAAGTTGGCCCTATTCCATGTTTACCGGTAAAAACATTCCATGCATCCTGGATATTAGACTGCCAATCACTTCTTGGTCTAATAGCTGAACTATCTTCAGAACATGCTTGCTCTTCTACGAAATCTAAACTATTTTCAATATCAGCCCACCACCAATATGGTGTACTATAGTTATTTTTTGCTAATTCGTATGAATGATCAACATGCTCGAATGCATTAGTATATGTTTCGTCATATAGACCTACTTTATCTAAACATTCTCTTGTATAAAAACAAACAGCTCCTACACAATGCTGATTTAAAGCAATTTTTATAGTACCATAATCAATAACTTTACGTGGTACTGGTTCGCCTTTGCTTATTCCAGCTTTGTTAGCCGGGCCATGGTAAGCAAACATAAAATGATGTATACCGGTTTTTTTATGTGCTTTAATATATTGTTCAAAAAGATTACCCTTAAACAACATATCATCTTCTACAAGAATAATATAATCGCAACCCTTTTCTAGTAAATGTTCTATAGCTTTATTTTTAGCTTTTCCTACACCTTCACCACCTTTTGTCTTTATTATAGGAGCTCTTGCATCATACAAAGGCCCTTTACCGTCGTTTACTACTACAATATAATCGTACCACTTATGATTTATAGACTCTCTACATTTTTTAAAAAACTCTGGTCTATTACATGTAATTATACCTACGCCAACACTCATAACCCAAATTTTCTATATAGTTCCTTATCCTTTTCTTCTTGATCTAAAGCTGCTTTTTGCTGAGTAACTAATTGTTCTAGTTCATTAATATTATTAAATATTGATTCATCTTCCCCGTACATACCACCATCAGCAGTTATGTATTCAGAAATTAAATCTATTCTCTCTTGACCTTTATGAGGCAATTCTATTAAACATGGTGAGTCACCCTTAGGAAAGAAAATATCTGCTTCAGGATTTTGCGTATATTGTTGATATAAGGAATGAAATATATTATCTACTTCAGTTATAAAAGTTTTATCTATGTCTCTTACCCCATCATCCTGTATAGCTTGTTTTTTATCGAATCTGCAAATAAAAATAATATCTAAAAATCTCATAGATTCTCTCATTAGTTTTATTTGTTTAGACACATAATTTGTAGTAAAGCCTTTTATTTTTTTATCATTACACCACATTGTATAGGCAATATTATCTAACGGACATCTATCAAAAATAATATTACTATCTTTATCTTCTGATTGAACTTGATCAATCATAAAATTAAGAATCTTTTCCTGAGTTTTTGTTGTGGTTTTAGATGAGTGAGGTAAATTTTCCTCTTCTAAAACATTTCTGTACGTTTTTTCAGGTGTAGAATAATTTTTCCAGTTGTATAAAAAGCTTTTTACTAGAGTGGTCTTACCACTATTCCCTGTACCTGAAAATGCAATTCTCATACTATATATATAGCGTTAAACCTTTAAAGCCATATCCCAGAGCAGTAAGTGAAGTCTAGGAGAAAAATTTACATTCATAGCTTTAGCATATTCAGCTACAGCAGGAGCTTTTTCAACATGTTCTTGACGACTACCTGAACAAGGCATAAACCATATTCTATGTTTAGGTATATTTACATCTTTTTCATCAACATACTTTCGCCATATCTCATCTATATCTTCAGACTTATTAATAACAAATTTAAATCCAGAACCAATATCTCTATGCCACTTTAACACCTTAGGTTTATATGTTCTTGCTTCCGGATCACCATTAGAAGTTAATTTAGGTGAAGTAGTAAACGTTGCAAGAAAGTCTTTAACCCATCTTTCATCTGGTTGTATAGTAGCATTTGTCTCAAAATCAATAACTGGATGAAAATCATACTTTTTAATAAATTGCTCTATAAATTTCAATAATTGCTTTTGCTGAACCATAGGTTCTCCACCGGTAATTTTAAAAATAGCACCATTTTTAAGCTTACTAATAAGTTTATGTTTTTCAAAATATTCAAATATTTCATTAAAAGTCATTTTATTTTTTACAGACCAAGAAATAAATGAGTCACAACCATGAGGAGAATCTTCAGAAGCAAAGCCTTTACAAGTTAAATTACACATTGAAAGTCTAAAGAATACAGAAGGCATTCCTACGTATTCACCTTCACCTTCAAGAGTATAGAAGGCCTTATCATCAGATACTAATAACGTCTCTTTATCACAATCTACCATCCTCTTAATTATATTATGGATAGTAGTATATTTCAACTAAATATTAATACATGAGTGTTAAAACCGCGCGAAAGAGTCGGGCAAGTGACGAGCTTGCAGAAGCATTTAGTAAAAATTATATAAATGATTTTAAGATAAGACGGCCTTTTTATCTTAATCCTATGCATAAAAAATTTTATAATTGCATACTAAATGAAAAAACAAAAATTAGTTTCGTAGATGGGCCAGCTGGTAGTATGAAAACATATATTGCAGTATATGCTGGTCTGGAGTTAATAAGGAGTGAAAAATTTACTAAGCTTGTCTATATTAGATCAATAGCTGAATCAGCTGAAAAGAGTTTAGGTTCTTTACCAGGTGAAATTGATGATAAATTTTCACCATACGCCATTCCTCTTGATGAAAAGGTAACTGAAATAGCCGGCGCAGGTGTTTGTTCTTCCTTGAAACAAAAAGGTTTAATTGAAGCAATACCTGTTAACTTTGTAAGAGGTCTAACCTTTAATAAAACTTTAGTAGTAGTTGATGAAGCGCAAAATTTATCACGTAAAGAATTAACTACTATTTTAACCAGGTTTGGAAGAAATTCCAAATACATTGTTATAGGCGATACTAATCAAGCAGATGTAAATAAGTCAGGATTCAAAGAAATATTTAACATGTTCAATACAGAACAATGTAAAGAAAATGATATATTTTCTTATAAGTTTGGAAATTCGGAAATAGCTAGAAGTAAAATATTAAGATTTATTTGCTCAGTACTTGGTACCTAACCCCAGGTAGTACCTTCAAACCAGTTACCTTTACCCTGTGTAGGTCTTTGACCTACTGTAGCCCCTCGCTTAGGTGGTGGACCTGGTTGCGTTGGTGACTCTAATTTAGGCTCTGGTTCTGGCTCAACATATGTTGTAGTACCTTCTTCATCGACAAAAGTAGTAGTTTCTTTAACAGTCTTACTTACAGAAGCATAATTACTTTCATGTTCATAAACAGTTACTTTTTCTACCCAAACTCTACCTTCTGTCACTTCTTCAAGAAAAATATCAGCCGTCTTATATACCCATTCTGCAAATTTTTCGATACCGACACCACCATCTAAAATACGTAATTGTACAATACCTTTATTTTGTAGATCTTTAAACGTTTCAATTTCAGGGTCTGTACCTGAAATTACAGTAGTATGATCAAATTGATTATTAAAAATTGCTTTAAGATCTTTAAGACCGCCAAAATCAAATACCCAATTATTATCGTCAAGTTTATTACAACCAAATGTTAATTGTGCTTTTAGTTGATATCCGTGTAAATATTTGCAATGTGAACTAGCATTAGGTTGACGAAAAGCTGTTGAACCTAATTCAATTACCTTTGATGAAGTATAAGTCATAATAATATTATAATCAATTATATGTAAAAATCAACTGCGGAGGTAAATTTATAAGGGTCTCCCTCGTCCAGTCTCGGATAATTAATTAGTCGGAAATCAAAGTCAACTGTTGCAGCAGATCTTTTTGTGAATAACTTGAAGTTATAGTAGTTGACGGGTCGCCACCAGAAGGAACTCGTGTCGATATAGTTGTAGTCGTCCCTGTATTAAACGTTTCCGAATCAGTATTAGCCTCTTGTTCTTTATCCTTCTCCTTTTTATTACTACTACTCATTTTTGGAGATCTTACTACACTAAAAGCTCTATCATCTTTATCCCACTTTAATATTAAAGGTCTAAGATACTTACTGCCTTCAATTTGATCGCCGGTTTCCTCATCATAATCCAATTCAGCTACTGGTACAACTATAACATCCCCTTTACCTCTAGGCGTTCCTATTTTAATGTAACCTAATTCTTCTATGGTATCATCTAATTCAGATTTTTTTTTCTTTTGTTTACTCTTTTCAGTCTCGTAACCTGCCTTTGCACCTTTAACTATATCTGATACACCAGCTCTAACACCAGCATCCGAAGCGCCCTTTATTGCTCCACCAACTGCGCCGGCCGCTCGTGCAGCTCGAGCAATGTTCCTTCTTAAAAATGAACCAAACCCTTCTTCAAGCAATTTCTTTTGCGACATTTTAGCCATATACAATATTTAGTCTTGAAAATAAAATATTGTAACTATAATATAGCTATAAATGAGTAAAAGTAAAGAAGATTCTAATTATGAGTGGCTAGGGGAAGACGATGAGCTCACTGGCGAAAAAGATGCTATTGCAAAAGAAATAATGGGTGAAGAATATAGCGGTAGTTATTTTCCTCCTATTAGAGTTTATGATAAAAACGTTAACGCCACTAAAAAGTACATTTCCTCTTTACCTGATCTACAAAATGGACCTTCTAGCTTAATTCAAGGTGCAGCAGTACCTATTCAGCAAGTTGGTATTCATAACTTTAAACTACCTTTGACATATAAAAAGAGAAATGGTAAGACTATTGAACTAGAAACAAGCGTAACTGGTAGTGTTAGTTTAGAGGCACATAAGAAGGGTATTAATATGTCACGTATTATGAGAAGTTTTTACGATCATAAGGATGAGACATTTAGTATTGATAAGATTAAAGACGTTTTAGAGACTTATAAAAATAATCTTAAGTGTTTTGACTCAAGAATAATGCTTAAAATTTCTTATCCTATTAAGCAAAATAGTTTACGTAGTGGGTTGGAAGGTTATCAATATTACGATGTAGTATTTGAAGGTGACTTAACTAAAGAAGGTGAGTTTAAGAAATATATTCATTTTGATTTTGTTTATTCTTCTGCTTGTCCTTGTAGTTTTGAATTGAGTGAGCATGCTGAGAAATACCGTAATAGAGCTACTGTACCTCATAGTCAGAGAAGTGTTGCTCGTGTAAGCGTAAGGTTTGAAGATATGCTTTGGATTGAAGATATTCAAGAATTATGTCTTGATGCTCTACAAACTGAGACGCAAGTTATGGTT